CTATCGCGCGGGTAAACAGATTACAGTTATCGGATAACAGGTTTCCCTAAACAAGCGGAAAAGAAGCCAATGCTCGTGTCCACGTTCGACCGGGGATTGACGACGGCCAGCGCGGACGAACCAGCGCCCGAAGTGTCGGTGAAACAGCCACCAACGAACGGCAAGCGTTCCCCCTCATTGTTCAGCCAGAAGCCGCCGGTATAGCTTTCCCCTGCTTTTGGCGCAAGGAACAATTCAAAGAGGATTTCCGGAATTGTAAGCCCCGTAACTGCGCCCATATTAGCAAAATTTCCCATATGTGCGGCTTTTGCCGCCCCGGTTGCGGTTCCCACCTTGAAATCCGCCGTATAGGCAAGCGTTCCAGCCGCGCCGGGATCTACCAGGGCGCCGGATGGAAGGATCTCTTTCCAGTATGTGCTAACGGCCGCATGAGATACCTGTTTCGCGGGCATATTCTGGTTCATGATCTGGATTTTGCCATCCACAATACGCATACCGGAAATCCATTTCCAGACATTGCCGACCCAATCAGCGATCCCTTCCCTTGTGCCGTCTGAAAACCATGTAGCCGGCCCGGATCCGGTTGCCGTCCTGGTTGTCCTTCTGCCGCCGCTGCCGTCGCCCTCGTCCGCGGTCTGTTCTCCGACCTCATATGTGTATGCGTGGTTTTTCCCATACTGCGTATTGCCGCGCGGCTCAAACCCGGACTTGTGGATCAAGTGGTTAATAACCGCCCTTTCCGCAATAGAAAGCATATGCCAGCCGGCGCCCTTTGCGTTGCAGGCCGCCATAGAATTATCAAAATTGATAACCGCCGCCGGATCCATGCCGGGCCATGAATAAGCCCTTCCGTTAATGATGCAGTTTACAAACTTGCTGGCGAAAAAGCGTTTGTATTCCACATCATCCACCAGGAAGGCGGAATGCGTCTTTTCCGATCCGCCCGTGAAAAGCTGTGCATTTGTCCGCTTGTTTATCGGAATCATGAAAGATGGAAGGTTTATATCATCCTGGATAACGGTACACCCGAACCCCGTCAGCCCTTCCGTTGCAAATTTCAAGCTATCAAAATTATAGGCTTTCAATTAAAACACCCCCTCTTTTAATGCGTAAAGCGTCAGCGTCACATTGTCCATAGAAAACGGGATCGGATCCTTCTGGATGATTGTGGGGCTTTTCCCACTCATGCCGGATTCTTCCCCGCCGTCCTCATTTTCCGCGTCATAGTCCGGATTTTCAACTTCCTTTTCCGTGAACCCTCTGGCCGGAATGTCAATCTGCGCCACATAGTAAAGGCCTTCCCCTGTATGCAGCTTTCCGAAAGCATCCGCACATATATCCCTGTGTTCCGGCTTTTCGGATTCCATAGTTTCCAGATTTAACATGATCTGATCCCCCAGGTTCAGCCAGTTTCCCATAGTGGTATGGGAAATTTTCGGCCCCTCGTTCGCTTCAATAATTTTCATATTCTGATCCCTACCTCTCTTTTAACCTCGTTCATCCTGGCATTGATTTCTTCCGCATACTCCCGGTTCTCACGGGGGGAATTATTGCGGGAACCACCGCCAAACTGCCTAAGCAATGCCGCTTCCTGCCTGCGGCGCTCGTCTGACTTTATAATCACATTTGCCGCCATCAGTAAAGCCCCCCTGTCACATGAAGTTTTAACGCCACTTTGCGCGCGCTGCCGGAATAGCAGACTTTAAAAGCATTTAAAGCCTTTCCATAGGTTTCCACCCGTTCCACCGGGCCATCTGAAGAAACAATCTCCGCTTCCACGCTGTAATCCGTATTGTTTACCATCCGCGGAAGCGTGATTGTCTTTTCCGCATTTGTGGCGGGGAATTTCAGCGTGTTTGTAAGCTCCGCCGTTATGATCTGCCCCCGCATATCATCCACGGAATCCTGCATCAGCCGAAGGTTCATGGACATAAAAGCCGCCATCAGCGCATTTTCCAGCGTGCCGAAGTCCATATTGCCAAAATTCGTCGCGCTCTGCTGCGTTCCTCTCTGCTCAACCTCGCCCGGCGCCGGTTTTACATCATAAAGGCCATTTCCCAGGCTTTCATGAGAAAAACGCCGCGGATATTGAACAATCCTGTCTTTCCAAAATACCGGAATATACATTTTTTACACCTGCCTTTCTTTAGCTTTTGCCCGACGACTGGACAAGTTTCAGCGTATAACGGTAAAGGATCCCTTCGTCAAACTCCGCCTTGTTTAAATTCTCATTGCCGCCTGCCCACAAAAAGCCCGCCTTGTGGTAAAAGCGGATCCCGGTAATCTGATCCGGCGCTTCGTGGTCAAACAGAACGAAAATAGCAACCCGCCCATCCGGAAGCGTTTCAACTTTGTAAATGGGTATTTTTGTCCAGGTATTCCCGGATCGGTATTCCGCATATGCAACGCAATGTTTGATATACTCTTTGAAATCATCCAGCGCCGCATCAGTCAGCGGAATATAGCTTGCTTCTGCTGCCATAGTCTGAAATCTCCTTTCATTCCTCCGCGGTTTCTTTGTCCGCGTCAGTGCTATAATATAAGTCAAGGCCGGCGCCGTCTGCGGAAACGGAAACGCCGCTTTCTGCCGCCGCAAGGATAGCCGCCGGAACCGGAACGGAACCGCTCTCGGCTTCAGCATCCGCGGGATAATTTATTTCACCCTCTGCGGATTCTCCATCAAGCCCGACCTGAACTTCAGTGAATTTTGTTCCGACCGCCGGATCCGGATATGTGCCTGTGGCCTCATATAAGCCTTTTCCTGCGCCCGTTTCGCCCTGTGCGTATATTTCCGCACTAGCAACGGAAAAGCCCGTGGAAACGTCCGGAACCGTGCCAGAATGGCCATACTCCGCCCCCGCGGATGCCGTTTCCCCGTCCAGTAATATTTCTGCCCCGGATGGATGCAGCGCCGCCATGATTTCCGGATATACCCCGGATTCCTCGTTTTCCGGATATGGGAAATTGCTGTCCGCGCCTTCCGGCTGGACGGTAAGATCCGCCGCCACCGGCATGAGCGCCGCCGCCGCGTCCGGATATGTGCCGCTTTCGGTTTCCGCGTCTGTTGGATAAGAAACGCCTTTTTCCATGCTTTCCGGCTGGATTTCCAGCGTATTTTCCACGAAAGCCGCGCCGACTGATATATCTGGCTTCGTTCCGGCTTCGCCGTATGCCGTGCGACCGGTTTCCGCATCCCCTTCAAGCGTCAGCGTGATTTCATGCGGTTGCAGCCCGGTTTCTGTATTTGGGTACACCCCACATTCAAATTCGCCGCAAAAAGTGTATATAAAATCCTGGTATTCTGATACCTGGTAAATAGTCAGCGTGATCCCATTCTGGAAAACCATATAATCAAACCTTGACCGTGCATTTTTTACCCGGTTCAGGTATTGCAGAAATTCCTTGATTGAAGTCTGCGTCACGGATGTTCCAACGGCGATCCGGAAATGGAAAGGCTCCCCGGCGTATGTGTGCCATTCCTCAACGGATGTATTTTCATTCCCGAAAACTATATCCACCATTTCTTCCATGACCTGCCGCGTACCTAATTTCATGTACCAGTAGATTGAATTGCGGATCAGCCGCCTTTTCACGTCTGGCGCAAGATCCGAATTATAAAAAAGCACCCTGTTTTCAACCGCCAGGAAATCCAGCTTGTTATCATCCACTTTTTCAAGATCAGCCCATATATAGGCGCGCTGCATCCGCTCAATATATATTTTTTTCTGCCTGTCAAAAGCATAGGAAAGGGCGATCCGCTCCGGCGTCCTCATTGGAACCGGAAGGGCGCCCTGCGTCCTGTAATCTGATAGTTTAATCATCCTCGATTCCCCCATAGACAAATTCAACGGTTTTTTCCTGTGCAACGGATGTTTCCGGGATCACCGTGAAAACGGGGGATTCTATGACGCACCTTTTCCCACCTGCCGCCCGGACAAATTCAATCAGCGCATCCGGATTCAGGTCACGCCCTATCTTCGTGCGCTGCCAGTTTAAATATGTGTCCTTTGCCGCTTCTATGGAATCCTGGATTGATTTCACATTGTTTATATCCGACCGGGATATATAGTAAGTGGCTT